TCCGGCGCCTTTATGTCAGAAGAAGGCGCAAAGGACTTCGTTAACTGGCTCGGTAAAGAGAACTTCTCTTCGAGCGAGAAGAAGGGAATCCTGAAGACGATTGCGGAGGTCATCAACGGCCTTATCGAGAAAATTAAAGACGCGTTGAACATGGGCGGACTCACAAAGGCACAGCAAAAAATTGCGAACGCAAGCCTTGCACAACAGCAAACGATCCGGCAGATATTCATGCAGGCTATGGATTCGGCTATCGGTAACTACCAAGGAACAGCGGCCGGCGAGACGCAGTCGACGGAGAAGGCAGCAAGTGTGGCACACTCGGCGAAGGCGTTTTCTATCAGAGTCAGCAAATCGGGGATCCCGTATGTTGAAGTCGATGTGGATCAGGAAAGGTTCAACGGACTTTCACCGAAAGAAATGAAAGAAGAAGCACTCAAGGTGATAAGAGATAAGTTTGTCGGAAAAGTAATCGGGACAAAAAAGAAGGCTTTCGTGAACGAAGGAACAGCAAGAGAATACCACAGACCAGATGCAATAATCAGAGACGAAGGCATCCTGGAGGCAAAAATGAGAGCGTCGACAGAATTGGATAATCTGTTAGACGCAAGCGAGTATATCGGATATAGAATCGATGAAGAAGGACACCAAAACACAAAATATTTTGTGTACTACATGACGGAATTCAAGGTGGGGAATAGTTTCTTTTGTGGGAAGATAAACGCAAAAATCAACAATAAAGGCGTATTGTTTTACGATATAACAAAAATAAATGAGACCTCTTTAGACCCGCACGCTCTACGCAAAGCGAAGGCTGCCTATCAAAGAGATCTCATTACAGATAGTATACCAGAGATAGACGAGAAAGTCAACACGCCGAGCAAAAGCGATAAAGAAATATCAAGATCGGTTAAGGTAGACTCAGAAGGGAGAAGTCTATCGAAACAGCAGATAGAGTTTTTCAAAGATTCAAAGATCCGGGATGAAGAAGGGCGCCTGAAGGTTATGTATCACGGAACGACTGAAGACTTTACTGTATTTGATTTTGAAAAGTTCGGAGGAAAGAACGGATCGCAGGATGGACTGGGGATCTATCTCACGGACAATAAGGAAATCGCAGATATATATGGAGATAGAATAATCGAAAGTTATGTAAATGTGACGCGGCCGGCAAGGTATGACATGAAGACGATCAAAGAAAACGAACTCGTCGCCCTCGTAAAAGAATTAAGCATGGATGAAGCAAAAGAGTTGGTCGATGACGGATCATACGACAGCATCGAAGAGGCCTTGCCGGACACATGGATATCAAACTATGCATACACACAGGGTATGAGCATCGAAGAGGCGTTCAGGGAAACAGCAAAAACAATCATAGATACAAGCACGAACGACCACGACATCGTCGAAGACGTCATGGTTTCTTGTGGCATGGATGGCCAGGAGTATTCCGGTGCGTTCTACAAAAAATTAAAAGATGTGACGGGTATTGATGGATATCTGGTGAAAGACGGATCATACGGCGACGTGGTAATTGCGTTTGATTCAAGCCAGGTAAAAGATATTACAAACGAAAACCCGACACAGAATCCGGACATCAGATGTTCTCTGTCCGACACAAAGGAGACTGAGGATCTCGTTAAAGAAAACAAAGATCTTCGCGAGATGGTGGACACTCTGAAACAGGAATTCGAGATCACCGGCGGAACTGTGCCGGATCAGAAGAAAATCAAGTCGGCAGCAAGAAAGATTCTGAAGACCTACTCTTCCGACTTCGACCTTGACACGCTGACAGAGAACATTTCAAACGTATATTCTTATCTACACCAGGAAGGCGCAGACTTTGACGAAGCATTAAGAGTTATGTCGGAGATTGCGCGTGGTGTCCTTGAGAGAACGCAGATTAAAGATGACACGATGGCGAAACAGTACGAAGACCTGAGAAAGCAAATCCGGGCCGGAGTGAACTTCACGGAACTTCAGAGAGAAGAATTAGCACACGCCGGCGGAATCATGTCCTATACCCACAGAAGTGGGATCCGTTCGTCGAAGCAGACGATCGACCTCGACGAACAATGGGCGGAGTGGTCAAGTCTTTATCCGGAATTGTTCCCGGCTGACACAAACGAAGGAGATATGCCGTTTGTTCTTGAAGGCGTATTAGAGGCTATCAGCCCACAGATCGAAACACCATCAGGAGAGACAATCGATCAGATGGCCTATGACGTGGCTATGCAGATCTATTCTGAGATTGCAAAGGTGCCGGTCAAGGAAACATTCGCGGACAAGAAAGAAAAGGAAAAATACGAAGCGCTTCGTCAGGTATCGGAGAAATACGAAGACCTGGTCGAAGCATACAGGAGAAACAACACAGCAAAGAACGAAGAAGAACTGCAGGAAACACTTGAACAGGTCCGGAAAGAAAGAGCGCAGAGAATCGCACGTCTCACAAGCGATATCGAGGATCTGAATACTGCGAAGAAATATGCGCGCAATCCCAAGACGTTAGAACAGTACAAAAAGGAAATGGAGAAGAAGGGCGCAGAGATCGCGCGTCTGAAAGCACAGAACGAAACAAAGATTGCAGAACTTCGTCAAAAATATCAGGGGCAGCGGGCGAGACAGACGGAAACTCGCCGCCAGACAGAGACGAAGGACAAGATCAGAAAACTCCACGAGAAATTCAGGAGAATGATCATTAAACCGACAGAGACGATGCACGTTCCTGCCGGCCTTATGCAATCCGCGATCGAGGTATGCGAGACTGTTAACCTCGGCGCCAAGAAGGGAACTAAACTATTTGACGCACTCTTTAACGCAGAGAGAGCCTTCGCAGCGATTAAAGCGGATACGGAAAACTATGGTATCGATGACTTCAATCCGCAGATCGCTTCGGATCTGGCGAAACTGACAGACTTATTCCACGAAAAAGGCGACGACTGGACAATCTACGATATGACTTCAGACGAACTTCAGCAAGTATACGATTGCATGACGGAAATCTATGAGTCAATCAGACTTTCGACAAAATTGATCAGGGAAGAAGGAGAACGAGACGTACGACGTGCCGGCAAGAAGGTGATTAAAGAACTCAGAGAGTCAAAGGGGGTTAAGGACCATTGGTGGTCACGCGCCGCCAACAAGTTGTCGACTTCCTTCCTGAATTCTCAACGCGAGTTTAGAAGACTCTCCGGCTATAACGATAACGGAGAGATCATGGATATGTGGCGCGAACTGAATGAAGGGCAGCGGAAACAATATCAGATTCAGATGGAAGGCGAGAACTTCCTTCAGAAAGCAACAACTGCAGAGGGCATGGAAGACCTTATGAAAGAGATCGACTCTGACAAGGCCCTGGTTAAAGTACCACTTCGTTTTGAGAGTAGTAATGCGCCGGTAATGGTAACAAAGGGTATGAGACTCGCAATCATTCTTCACGGGAAAAGTGCAGCGAACCGGCTTCACATGATGGAAGGCGGCATGATGATTCCGGCGGATATGTCAAAATATAAGTCAGACAAAAAGAAGGCTTACGAGAAGACAAGAAAGGTAGTCGGAATAACAAACGCAGCATTGATTCAGATGGAGAGTGAGTTGAGCGCGAAAGAGCGTATACTGTTAGATACATTCGCAGACTTCTTCCATAACTGGACCGGAAGCCTCGTCAACAAGACATCGATGGATCTATACGGATTCAAAAAGGCACGCGTAGAAAACTACTACCCGATATCCGTAGACAAGGATTTCGTAACCACGGATATATCAGCGCTGAAATTCGACAAGACGATCGAGGGGGCCGGCTTCCTGAAAGAGCGTGTAAGAAGCACAAATCCGATCATGCTCGAATCGGTAATCGATACGGCGGATCGCTCGCTCAATTCAGTCTCGATGTTCACAGGCCTGGCTATACCGATTAGGAACTTCAACAAGATCATGAATGTGACAACCTACAAGGCAACAGAAGGCGATTCCGAAGCATTTGGCGGCAAAGGTTGGACAGTAGATACATCGGTCAAGAAAGAGATTAAGGAGATTTGGGGAGATCGTACGCAGAAGTTTATCGATGACATGATCGCAGATCTTCAGCAGGCGAGAAGAAGCGAAGCAACACTTTACGATAAACTTCGCGGTAATTATGCAAGCGCGGTCCTGACAGCGAACGCGTCGGTTATCATCAAACAGACATCTGCCTATCCTATGTGTGCGGCTATAACCGGATGGTCGCCGGCGTTAAAGGCTATGCTCAGAGGCGGTCAGAACAACTGGATTCTCTCAAAGGCGGACCAGGACTTAATCAATGAGTATACGCCGATTTACTGGGAACGAAACAAAGGAAATTCAACAAGAGAACTTGCGGAAATCAGAGAGTACGGAACCGGCATCGCAAAACTTGCGCCGGTACGCCTGGTAAAAGACGCGATCCAGAAGGTCGATATGGCTATGGTAGGCCGCTTCTGGTATGCAGCACAATACTATGTAAACTCAACACAAAAGGACCTTGCGAAGAAATTCAAGGAAGATCCAACGAATAAGAGATTAAGAGATCTGTATTATACAGAGGTTGCAAAAGTCTTCGACAAGTGTGTCGAGGAAACACAGTCTACGAATATGACGCTTCAAAACGCAGACATTATGAGAAACACAGGTGACGTAAGGAAGATAATCACAATGTTTATGGGGCAGGGCCTCCAAAACTTCGGTATCGTCTATGATAACCTGAACAACCTCCGCGCTAAACGCGCGCAGTATAAAAACGGTAAGATCGAAAAAGAAGACTTCACGCAGGCGAAAAAGGACCTTGCAAACGCGGTATCGTCACAGCTTGTATCGGCAGCGGTTTTCGCAGGCTTGGCAATCGTAGCGAGAGCCCTTCTGCACAGAATGAATCCGTACAGAGACGACAAAGAAGAGATCACGGGCGAAACGATCCTGGCAAAATGGGGCGACGACTTCCTCGATAACGTGTTAGGATCGGTGCCGCTCGGATCCCTGGCGTATGAATGGGCGTCGGCCGGAATAAGCGCAGCGACCGGCAACGGTTGGGTGCGACCTTATGGACAAAACGATATTGTACTTCAGGCACTATCAGACCTTGAATCTTCGACAGTCAATCTTTTCAAGGCGATCTCAAAGGGAGAAGGCATTGAAAAGGCTGTCAATAATGTAGCAAAGGATGGGTCAAAACTCTTCGGCGTGCCGTGGGAGAATATATCAAATCTTTTTGAGGGCGCGATGAATCACGTCAAAGACGTAACTGAAGGGGAGGGCTTCCTCTCCTTCTCGTCGGGCCGGAAGAATCCGTCAGCAAAGACAGTAACAGCGTATCTTGCAGACGCGATCGAGAACGGATATACGCCGGCGGCGGAACAGTTCACGGAAATACTGTACGACCTCGGAAAGTCATCGAAGGAAATCAATAGCCTCCTGCAAGGCCCACTAAAAGAAAAAGAGGAAATCCAAAAAGCAGCAAAGACAAAGAACGCCGGCGACATGAAGACATACAAAGACACAGTAGACGCTTTCGAGAAAAAAGGATATCCGCGTGACGCAATCGTTGGTGCAATCTACAGTATCATAAGCGACATGAACGGAAAGAAAAAAGAGACGCCGGATCCGGATGCAACAAAGGAAAGAGCAATAGAGACGGCCGGCACGCTCTACGATTCCTTAAAGACAAACGACAAAGACTTATTCAAGGCAGCGGACTTGAAAAAGGCTGTGGAGTCCGGAAAGGGAATAAGCGATATTGTGAAAAACCTTCTGGAGTCACGCATAGATAAAGGCATGAAGAAGGATGAGGCCGTAAAAAAGGTTATCTCAACTGTCAAAACAGAGATGACAAAGGCGTACCATGAAAAGTACAAGTCCGGATCGGCACACGAACGGGCGGAAATCATCAAGAAGTTGCAGCGTGTCAAGGTCGATGGTATCGTCGCCTGCGACCAGGAATACTTCATGAAATGGAACAAAGAGATAGAAGGCAAGAAGTCTTGAAAAAGTTTCCCCTAATTAGGGGGGACGCCTTCAAGACAAATTGGTACAATAGACTCAAAGGAGGGTATTATGAGAACGATATCTTTTACCATAACCGGACAGAGAATTACGGGATCTGCGATCTCGGATCTTGTCGGCAATACAAAAAACTATGTGGAGGCTTCCTTCTCTTTTTCATCGGAGTGGGATGGCTTTTTCAAGATAGCAATATTTACAGCGAACAGCAAGCAGTACCCGGCTATCCTGCAGAACAATAAGTGCATGGTGCCGGATATTGCTATGAGCGGCGAATATATGGATGTGGGGGTTATGGCCGGAAATAACGGAACTGTACTTTCGACCGATACGTTCAGGGCACGGATTGAAGAGTCCGTAAGAACGAAGCCGCCGTATGACTTGATCACAATGTTCGATGGATTATCAGAGGCGATCGCAGACCTTCAGGCCGAAGACGAGACACTTGATTCAAAGATCGACCTGAAGCAAGCGAAGACCCTGGAAAGTCCGATCACAATCGACGGCGTAGAGTACGCCACAGTAGAGACGGCCATCGTCGCCCTTTGTGCGCACGCCGGCCACTTCGATAGTGCCTTGTCAGACTCTTCGGAAAATGCTGTTCAGAATAAGGTCGTAAAGGCGGCTATGGACTTAAAGCAAGGAAAGACTCTCGACACGCCGGTCGAAGTAGGGGGAGAATCTAAAGCAACAGTACAGGCGGCTCTTGCGGCAATAGCGCTCGCCCTGGCACAGCAGCAGACGATCGACACATCGCTTAATACCACATCGACAAACCCGGTGCAGAATAAAGTCATAGCAGAGGCGGTAAACGCAAAGCAGGGGAAAACCCTTGATAATGCAATCACAGTTAACGGAACGCAGTATACGTCATTAGAGAGCGCGCTTGGTGCGATCAACACACTCTTGGCCGGACATATCGAGACAGAGGTTGTATCGACAAACGGAGTTCATCACTTCAGAAAGGATCCGAATTCAAACGACCTTCAGTATTACGACGAGCAGACAGAGACCTGGATCACCATCTCGACCGGCGGGGGCGGAAGCGTGACAGTAGATACCGCACTTTCTACCACCTCAACAAACCCGGTACAGAACAAGGTCATAACGCAAGAAATCAATCAGATCATATCTAATGTAACCGCGAACACAACACACAGAGAAACATCTATCTTCTCCGGCGCGCACGGCTTCAGGATCGACAGCACATCGAAACATCCTCAATACTATGACTCAACAGAGGAAGAATGGAAAGATGTCGAAGGGATCCATGACGTCGACTCTTCGTTTTCTACTACCTCAACAAACCCAGTACAGAACAAAGTAGTAAAAGGTGAATTCGACGCCGTCGCTCATGATATAACTGATATTCTGGAGGCGGAGTTTGAGAACCTATACGGAATTTGCTCAAAAACGACAACCATTGCGACAAACCAGCAGGGGAATAAGGTTATAACCGAATCAGACGCAACACATAGCGTGACAGCCGTCACGACGATAGAACATACATCACAGTCCGTAACGACAATCACGACAGTTATAACCCCATCAAATCTCGACACTATTTATACAAAAACAACCACAATAACAAAATCGTCTTCTGGAACATCAATTTCGGAATCATACGCAACCGCAAGCCCAGAGTAAAGGAGGAAGAAAAATGGACACAGCAGGTGCATCATACGTCATTGACGAAGTAACAAATAATGTGAAGGAACTGTTAGATGAACCGGACTACTACGGCTTCATCGAACACATGGATGTACTCGATCCGGTACAGAGGATTGAGTACATCGGTATTAACAAGGACTACACCAATTTGACAGTAAACAAAACGACGCATGCCGCGAGTTATGGGAGTTGGGCGTCATTCCCGGTGCTGACAGAAAACAAACCATGGATGGTCAAGGCTTCCGGCGCGCCGGACTATGAATTGTCGGAGACGGACTACACAAAGAAAAAGGATGGAGTTACGGATTCTGATGTATTAAACACATCGTACGCCGGCGGGGCATTTTCAAAACTTATCCGGATTTATCGAAGAGTGGATATGGTAGGCAACGATAGAATCGTCAGATTCTCGCCGACAAAGAAAGAGGGATATACTGCGGATGGATTCGGCGACGCACAGTATAGGTGGATCCCGATGTTCTACGCATCTATTGATGCTAACGGAAAAGCACAGTGCATCGCAGGAACGCAGCCTTCGCACACAAAGACGACAGCAGAACAAAATACCGCAATCACAAACTTTAGCGCGTCGGCGATGTTCTTCGGAGGTCCGATCGTCGAGGTGATCATCGACTTGCTTATCATGTTCGCCGGCACATCAAACCTTCAGGAGGCATACGGTAACGGAAATATGAGCGGCTACGAGAACGTCAGCCCGTACTATGGAGTTAAACCGAACGCAGTAGTCGGCGGTGGTCAGTTCTATGGATCATCGGATGGCACAAGCCTGAACAAGATTCTTCACTCGATCGTTCTCGGAACGTATCAGCAGTGGATACGTGATCCGTATGAGATCGTCGTGAACGGAGTCGTGAAAGTTTCAAAAGACTACACATACGATCCGACTGGCGCAGCATACAAGGACACCGGCATCAGAGTCTCAGACTCGCGTGGTGGCGCATGGAGATACTCGTTGATATACTTGCCCGTTGACGGTTACGGATCGATACCGGATCAGTCAGCCCCGGAGGGTTCCACAGAGACGGGCCCGTGCGATGGTACGTACAACTCGACAAGTCAGTCAAGTATGACGGCTGTGCTGATTCGGTTCGGCTTCTGCCACGGCGGGGCTCATGGCGGCTTGCGTGCGCGTTCTTGGGACGCCGCGGCGTCGTACGCGAACTGGATCCTTGGGTTCGCCGTTTTTCTGTAACACCTGCCCGGCGTAGCCGGTTAGGGGGTGTGGGGGCGCGCTTGCGCGATTCCCCCACGAAAAGTAGAAACTCGTAAACAAAAAGGAATAAATGAGGGGTATAGGTTGCCGTCGCTGCGGCTGTGCTGATTCGGTTCGGCAACTGCAACAACGGGGCTCATGACGGCTTGCGTGCGCGTAATTGGAACAACGCGGCGTCGAACGCGAACTGGAACATTGGGTTCGCCGTGATCTATCAATTATGGAACTACAAACCAAAGGCAGACTATATCCTACACCGCTGACGGCTGAGACGCCGTTTAATCGCCCTAAGTGGAAGGATGAGTGGAAATTGTTCCGATGCAGGGCGGACACAAACGCGGTCGAACGATGTGTCCGTAGGAGATAGAAAAATCTTCGAGGTAGATGACGATGAGACGGAAAGAACAAACGACCATTAGAAAGATAAAGGATAAAAAATACAAATACCTGTGGTCGAAAATGCAGGAAAAGGAAGTTATTATTAGGGCGTGGAAGAATCTAAGAAAAGGGAAAACAAGACGAAACGAGACTAAAACGATAGACAAAAACCTTGACGAAGAAGTCAATAGGATGCAGCGTATGATCAGGCTGACCGTGCCGGAGAATCCGGATCAAGGCTATCAGCCACCAAGAGTCAGAAAAACGAAAATCGTACACGAACACGGAAAGAGACGCGTAGCACATTTGGCAAGTATACATGAACAATGGTATTTTCATATCATTGTCGATGTACTAAAACCAATTGTCCTTCGGAGACTACATAACAACGTGATCGGGTGCGTGCCAGGGCGAGGCGCACATTCTGGGAAGAGGACAATTGAAAAATGGATTAAGGATGGAGACGTCAGGTATATTTACAAGGCGGATGTTAGAAAATTCTATGACAACACACAAATCGATATCGTGATGCGAGAATTACGGCGTGATATAGCAGACGAACGATTCTTGTACTGCATAGCGAAGATATATAGGCATATAAAGCGAGGGATACTAATTGGCCTATACATAAGTCCGTGGCTTGCTAATTATGTACTAACAACTGTTGATGAATCTATCGACATGCTCGGCATGAAAATGATCCGATATGTAGACGATATCGTAGTAGTTGCAACTTCGAAAAAGAAACTTAGATCAGTACATGAAGCGATCAGAATATCGCTTAGCCGCCTGAGGTTAAAACTGAAGCGGACATGGCAAATATTCCGCTTCGACTACAACAGAAAAGGCAGGCCGCTTGACTTTATGGGATTTCTATTTTTCAGGAATAGAACAACGATCAGAAAGTCGATTTTGATCAAGGCGACAAGAACAGCGAGGCGCCTACGCAAAGCAAAAGACGCCGGCCGGAGAATGTATGAGAAAATGGTTCGCGGTATGGTAAGCCGAATGGGATGGTTTAGATGCACGAAAACGTATGAATGTTACCTGATGCACATTAAACCATTTGTAAATATAGGGAAACTAAAGAAAATCATTTCAAAGTTAGATAGAAAGGAGAATCAAGGTGAAAGATTGGAAGACAGAGCATTGTTCACAGGCGCCTGAAGAGGTTCAGCAGATTTCGCCGGACACTTATATCGAACGCAGAAACATTCGAGAGGTAACGCACGAAGAAGGCGAGGGGCATGGGGCATACACAGAGTGGATGTGCGAATCGCGCATTATTGGTATCAGCGAATATAACATGCTGAAAAGCATCAAAGAGATTGATACGCAGGCGGCGATCGACGCGTATACTGAGCAATTGATCGAGGAAGGGGTGATTGAATGAGAGAATTCGTGAAAAGCCTGAAGAGGCTGTACGAAAAAGGCAGCGGTGCGGTAACAAAGGAAAAACTCCGCGAATTTGTAGAAAATGCGAAAATCACTCCGTATGAGTATGAGTGGATCACCGGCGAGAAATATGAAGATTTGGCTGAAACATAAAGAGGCTTGATATGGCGAGAAAATCACGATACGAAGAGCATATAAAACCTAAGTTAGATGTGATTGAGGGTTGGTCAAGATCCGGACTAACCCTGGATGACATCGCGCATAATCTCGGTATCAGCCGGCAAACGCTAAACACATACAAGAATAAGCATCAGGAACTAAAAGACGCCATAGAACAGGGGAAAGAGGTTGCAGATATTCGTGTAGAGAACGCCTTATACAGAAGGGCGGTAGGATTTTACTCGGAAGAAGAACGCGTAGTTATGGCGAGGGATCCAGACGGAGAGACAAGAGCGGAGATCATAACTGTTAAGAAGTATCATGTGCCGGATGTTCGCGCGCAGATATTCTGGCTGAAGAACAGGAAGCCGGATGTATGGAAAGAGAAGTTGCTTGAGTCTGAAGACATATCAGAAGTCACGGAAATATTGAAGATCACACAAAAAGAGGTAATGGATGCAGAAGGTAGTATGGCAACCACAGCCAAGGCAGGCAGCGTTCCAGGCGAGGAATGAATATGAGGTTTTATACGGGGGCGCGGCCGGCGGTGGAAAAACCGACGCCCTCTTGACAGAGGCCTTGAGACAGATTCACATTCCACACTATAAGGCGCTGATCTTGAGAAAAACCTTTCCGATGATTAGAGAACTCGAGACGAGGTCCTCATATCTCTACAAGATCGCGTGCGGCAAGGCAAAATACAACGCAACGACGCATACCTGGAAATTTCCTTCCGGCGCGCAGATTATATTCGGAAACTTGCACCACGCGAAAGATCTTCAGAACTATCAAGGACAAGCCTATGACTTCATAGCCTTTGACGAGTTGGAACATTTTACCTGGGATGAATACTCCTATATGTTTTCCCGAAATAGACCATCCGGTCCGGGAACAGACGTATATATCAGAGCAACAGCAAACCCAGGAGGAATTGGTCACGCGTGGATAAAAGATAGATTCATAACGGCTGCGCCGCCGGAAACAAGAATCGTCGAAGACGTAGAGTATAAGACACTCGACGGAGAAACTGTAAAGACAAAGAAAGACAGGATATTTATCCCGGCGAGCGTGTTCGATAACAAAGCGTTGATGGAAAACGATCCGAACTACGTCGCGTCTCTCGCTATTCTTCCTGAGGCGGAACGAAACGCGTTGCTGTACGGAGACTGGGATTCCTTCGGAGGCCAGGTTTTCAGAGAATGGATAAACGATCCGGATCACTATCTTGATAGAAAATGGACTCACGTTATCGAGCCTTTCGAGATACCGCCATATTGGAATATATGGAGAGGCTACGATTTCGGTTATGCTAAGCCGTTCTCGGTCGGATGGTACACAGCGGATCCATCCGGAAAGATATACAGAATACGCGAATATTATGGTTGCACCGGAGAGCCAAACAAAGGCCTGGAGTTAGATCCGGCAAGACAGGCGGCCAACATAAAAGCAATCGAAGAAGAAGATCCGAACATAAGAGGTCACAAGGTTATCGGTATAGCGGATCCGTCGATCTGGGACACATCGAGAGGCGAAAGCATAGCGGACATCATGTGTAAGCATCCAAATTATATACAATTCATGCCTGGCGAAAACAATCGTCTCGCGGGAAAAATGCAGTATCATTATCGATTCGCCTTTGATGAAGACGGAAATCCGATGTTTCAGGTGTTCAATACATGCAAACACTTTATCCGAACGATACCTTCGCTTGTGTACGACGCTTCGAACGTCGAGGACATCGACACGGACACGGAGGATCATATATACGACGAGTGTCGGTATGTGCTTATGGCAAACCCGATCTCGCCACGCAAACATTTTTCAAAACCGAAAGATTATAACGATCCTTTGGATCAGAGACAAACAGCAACCAGATTCTACAACTTTTAGGAGGATGTAATGAAGAAAAAGAAAGAAGAACAGATTGAGGACCTGGCAGAAGAAACAAAGGTAGAAAAGAAGGAAGAGGAGAAAGAAGAATACATTCTGCAAAACGTAACGACGGAAGATCTTTCGAAGGCGCGTGACAAACTTCGCAAGTATAAAGATCACAAGGTAGAACTTGAGAATCGGATCAGGAATAATGAAGAATGGTGGCGCCTTCGTCATTGGGCTATCAGCGCAAGCCCTGAGGACAGGAAGGCAAAACACATGGCAGAGCCGGTGAGCGCATGGCTGCACAACTCGATTAACAACAAACACGCGGACATGATGGACAACTATCCTGAACCCATGGTGCTGCCTCGCGAAGAATCAGATGATGCGACAGCAAAAACGCTGACATCAATTCTTCCGGTTATCTTGGAATATAATGATTATGAACAGGTGTATTCGGATTCCGCATGGCAAAAATTAAAGCAAGGTTGCTCGGCAAAGATTATCGGATGGAATTCAAGAAAGAATAATGGCCTCGGAGATGTAGATATCCGGCGAATCGACTTGCTGAATCTCTTTTGGGAACCTGGCATATCAGATATTCAGGAGTCCGAAAACGTGTTCCATGTGCAACTTGTTTCTAATGATATTCTCAAGAAGAGTTACCCGGAGGCAGCGGGCGTTATTGGAAACAAGGAAATCGATCTTACACAGTATGTAGCACAGGATAGTATTGACGATGGAGACAAAACAGCAGTCGTTGATTGGTATTACAAGAGAGACAACGGAACAAGAGAAGTATTGCATTATTGCAAATTCGTGGGAGACGTTATCCTTTACGCGTCGGAGAACGATCCGTTATACGCGGAAAAAGGATTTTATGATCACGGAAAATATCCTTTTGTTTTAGACTCGCTGTTTATCCAGGAAGGATCTCCGGCCGGCTTCGGCTATATCGATATCATGCGCGATCCGCAGATGTATATCGATAAAATGAATCAGGTTATACTCGATACATCCGTTAAGGCATCGAAAGCAAGATATTTCATATCCGATAACGCCGGCGTAAATGAAGAAGAGTTCAACGATTGGACAAGAGAGACGATTCATTTCTCCGGAAATCCAGAAGGGATCCTGCCGTTTAATCAAGTTGAAGTCTCACCGGCCAATATGAACGTGCTTCAGCATAAGATCGAAGAACTGAAGGAGACTTCCGGAAACAGAGACTTCTCGCAAGGTTCAACTCAATCAGGCGTAACGGCAGCGACTGCGATCGCAGCACTCCAGGAGGCCGGATCGAAACTCTCGAGAGATATGATCAAGGCAACATACAGAGCGTTCAAGAAAGAGTGCGAGTTTGTAATCGAACTGGTAAGACAGTTCTATGACGAGCCTCGAAAATTCAGAATACTCGGAGAAAAAGGCGAACAGGAATTCAAGACCTTCTCAAATGATGCGATGCGATCTATGCCGCAAGGCGAAGACTTTGGCGTTGATCTTGGAGAGAAACAGCCGATATTCGACGTTTCTGTAACGGCGGCGAAGAAAAGCACATACTCAAGAATGAGTCAGAATGAATTAGCACTTCAATTCTATGGGCAAGGATTTTTTGCACCTGGTAACGCCGACGCGTCTCTTGCCTGCCTTGATATGATGGAGTTTGAAGGGAAAGAAAAGATCATGCAAAAGATTGAGCAGAACGGCACGCTATATCAGCAATGCATGATGATGCAGCAGCAGATCGCACAGTTACAGGCAATGCTTGGCGGGCCGGCAATGACACCGGGCGTATCTCCCGGGAATATCGGGGGAAGCAGGAAAGAAGGTACAAAAGTAGATATGGATAGTCTCGGCGGCGCGAAACCTCGTTCAGAGATGTTAGAGAACGCAAAGAACCGCACAAGACAGATGGCGCAGGTGTGATATGAAGATTATATTGAAAAAGGCAGCGGGATTTAGCGTAGAGATAAAAGGTCACGCGGGATATGCAGAAGACGGCAAGGACATTGTGTGCGCCGGCGTATCATCACTCTTTTACGCCTTCCTGAATTACGCCACAAAGAAAAAGAATCTGATCGACTTCCGAATCAAAGACGGAGATTCATATATCGAAGCAGATGTTCCAGAAGACGTAGTGCTTTTGTTAATGGTTGGCTTTCAAGCATTTGAGGACAATTATCCAAAGCATGTGCAAATCGAAAAGGAGATATAACGATGGATATGAACTATTGGGTAACAGGATGCATCACTATTTTGGTGAGCATATTCGGATCAATGGGATTTTGGTCCTTTGTGTCTGACCGCCGCTCGAAGAAGACGATCGAGCGGGCGGCTATTCAATGCGTGCTATTTATGGCAATCAAGATGTCATGCAAGACTTGCCTTCGCAGAGGATGGGTAACTACGGAAGAAATCGAGGATATCGAGAAGTACATGTTTGAGCCGTACGAAAAAATGGGCGGAAACGGGACAGCAAAACTATTGATGGATAAAGTGAAGGCCCTACCCTCGAAACCTCCGAAGGAAGAAAACCACGATTATATTGATCCAATATATTAAAAACAGCGGGGTAGTCCCGTTGCAATAAAACAAAAGGAGGAACACTATGAGCGGAAAAACTTATGATGTCCTGAAGTATATCGCGCAGATCGTACTTCCGGCCGCCGCAACACTCTACTTCACATTGGCGCAGATCTGGGGGCTTCCCTATGCAGAACAGATCGTCGGCACCATTACAGCGATCGATACCTTTATCGGCCTACTGTTGAAGATTTCAACGAACTTCTACGAGAAGACAGATCCGGAGTATCTCGATGTAAAGGAAAGATACGACAAACAGATTGCGGCCGGAGAATTTGACGATGTAGATTATACTGGGGGTGAGTAGATGGCAAAACCGAAGATCAGGTATGAAGATATCCGGGCAAAGTCGATATCGTACGGATCCAAAAGAGATAAAAAGAATGTGCACTATATCGTTATCCATTACACTTCCGGGACAAAGGACACGGCCCGTGGTAATGGGCTATATTTCAAAAATGGCAACACAAGGAGTGCCGGCGCGCATTTCTTTGTTGACAAAGAAGGAAGCATCGTCAGATCTATACCGATGAATCGAACGGCATGGAGCGTAGGCGGATTCTTCACAAGAGAAGGCGACGCGGCACTCTATTATCAGAAGTGCATGAATTACAACAGCGTGTCGATCGAACTGTGTGCCCTTACGGGAGATGCATCAGCAAAACAGCAGGCGGCAACAGCACAGTTAGTTAAGTGGATCCAGTATTATTGCCCAAACGCAAAGACGATTATTCGTCATTGGGATGTAAACGGGAAGTGCTGTCCGGCGCCGATGGCCGGAAAGGCGAACGCGAGATGGAAAAAATTCAAAAAAGCGATATCTTAATCATCGATTTTCTTCTTCCAGGGGGCCTCGGCGAGTACGCCGGGGCTTTTTGGATATTGACAGAACGTAAATTCAAAAGTAAAATAGTAGAAAAATATAGACAAATGTAACACCCGGTGTGACACCACGTGCGATAATGCCTGAAAAATCGTTGCTTAACTAAACACTCCTAAGGGGCAGTTGTGGGTTCGATTCCCGCCGGGAGTATCAAAAGAAAAACCCTTGCAAAGTACCGAAAAATCGTTACTTGCAAGGGTTATTATTTTTTTCAAGAAGAACGGGCGTTCGATAAAAATATGACGTTTTAAGACGTTTTTGAACGTTTAAGTGTGACACCCGGTGTGACACCCTTGATGCCAAGACACTCTGCACCGGCAAGAAAAGTATCGTTATCTGAATGAGAATATATGTTGGCCGTCATACTGATATCAGCATGACCCATATAGTCTTTTGCAATTCCCAGGGGGACACCTGCCTTCTTCAAATCCGTACAGTATGTATGCCTCAAATCATACGGAGTGAAATCCTCGGCAAGTGGCAAGGGTGGAACAAGAGATCCGCGGAAGGTCCTTGCGCCCATAGCAATATTCATATCCTTTTTAAGACACTTCACCAACCAACGATATGTAGACTCCGTATGCTCGCCGCCGCTTTTTCTTTCGGCGAAGAGATCAAAACCGCCGGGAGTAACTTCGTTCAGGAAATCTAAGAAGTCGAGCGGCAGCGGGACATACCGATCAGCGTTCTTAGACTTCGTTCCTCTGATATGCAGCGCCATCACATCCTCGATCAGCGTGATATCGTTTGCTCTAACCTTCAAGGCCTCAGCCGGCCGACAGCCACAATGCAGCATAAACAGAAAAGGAATATACTTCACGTCTTCACATACCTTCAGCAAGGCCTTTCTTTCGTCATCCGTGATAGATCTTCTGTGAGACACAGTTCCTTCCGGCCGCACGATGCCGGATGTAGGCTCGCTAATGATCAACTGATTCTCCCGGGCTGTCCGGAATATAAGATTCAATAACTGATGTGCTTTCGTGATCGTATCTTTGCTGAGGCCGGACATATCATTAAGTATACCCTGGCAATGCACTGGCTTAACCCGAGAGATAGTCATATTACCGATATGATCAAGGACGTGATTCTCGAGCAGCCTGTCGGTGTTATACTTCGTCTTTTCCGATACATTCACCTTATAGGTATCAATACAGACCTTTGTCCATTCACGAACAGTAGTTGACCGGTTCAGGATGATCCGGCTCTCTTCCAGATCGCGTAACTTCAGAGCCTTCTTCTCGATAACCTCTTCCTGAGTATTGCCACGAACGACATATCTCTTACCTTCGAACGTGAAGGTTTTCCTGTACTTATATTCTTTCATAAGCGTACCTCCTGGCTGCCTACAATAAAATCCATTCGCAAGCGTAAACGGCAGCGACCTGAAGAGATAGGACAATAACGCATGCGATATTCGTAGCATGGCAAGAATGAATATAACTGGAACACCTTCCAAGATAAGCGGATATACTATTAAGCCACTCTTCCTTAGGCGAATTAAGGATCCACTCGTCGAGTTCATAAGAAGATAGTTTCTCTCCGCGAGACCGCCCTTGATATGCGAGCCGATGCAATCCGAAGGCAGCGGCCGGCGCAAGAATAAAACATACGGGTACAAGAATTGTCAGAAAGTAACTTTCACGATTGAACGCAAGAGGACCGGCAACAGCAATATACATAACAGCGATCAAAGATAAACCGGGCTGCTTTTCAAATATATCGCGAATCACAATATACCTTCCACGGCATTGACTATAAAACAGAGAGTGTTCTTCACTTTCGAACCTTGCATACATACAAGAACTTGCTTCGTAGTTCCGGAAATCTCCGAAGAAATCACAGATCCAGTCAGGGAAAGAAACGGATCTGGCGTTTATCTTCAAAAACCATACGAAACAAGAAGGAATAAACAAGAGTGCAGCAAAAATAGCAATAGTCATAGTATCACTCCTTTCGAAAATCTACATATACTACATTTCTTATCCGACCGATGCGTCGGCAGCGGGTTCCCCCGGTATGTCGAGAAGTTTATTAACGGCCGCCTTAGTTCCGAGATCCGCAGAACGATAATGCTCGACAAGAAGTTGTTCAGAAGGAGAACATACGAAAGAAGGGGCGACGAAACGAAGTTCGCCCTTGTCTTCAATAAGGTCAGATCTTTTAATGCCGAGGTAACGCGCAAGAAGTTCGACACTATCCATGCGCGGAAGGCGCGTACCATTAACCCATGTAGAGATAGAGGACTTATTGATGCCGAGGTCATTTATGATATCAATCTGGCTTTTTCCGGCCTGGTCCATATAATACCTGAGGTTGCGAGAAAAGATTTTCTTATAAACGTCATCGCTCATAAAATCGCCTCCTTTCTATAATATTACAAGAACAGAATAACACACAATGTAGAGTAATTCAATACAAAAAGTAAAAAAAGTTTACAAAATGTCTTGACATCTACAAAAAGTAGAGTTATAATAAGGCAAAAGATAGTCAAGGAGGAGGTGAAAATATGTCAGATATACCACAGATCAGTATGGAGGCGGCACGCGTAAATGCGAAAATGACACAGGCGGATGTTGCTAAAGAAATGGGGGTCTCACGGCAGACCATTATAAACTGGGAAAAGGGGAAAGCGTCTCCGGGGATTCCAGAGATTGAGAAATTATCAAGACTCTACGGAATGCCCCAGGACTTTTTTATTATACCTATAAAGTCTACAAAATGTAGATGGACAGAGGCGACAAGGCCATGAGAAAAACAGAAAGGAAAGACACAAACAGAGCAAAGGAAGGAGAGACGAAATGGAACGAGTTATATATCATTTCATGAACATATCGATAGACTCTCTGGAAGAATTGAAAAACATTCAAAAGGAAAACGAAAACTCGGAACTTACATATAGGGAGACGAAAAAGAACGGAATAGTCGCTTCGATTTACGGGACAAAAGAAGAGATCGAAAAGAAATGTAAAGGGATATCAGCAAAGAGAACTGTGCGAAATGAAATAAAATATAGGCGAGAAGACATAAACGCGAGATACTGGATAGCGATTCAGCCGGGATATTGTTCAATGTCGAAGGTTACGAAGGTACAGGCTATCAATAACTTTCGCGATTGATTCCCAGAAACATAAACAAGGACGGCCTTCGAGGTCTTCATCAACATAGGCAAGCCCGGCGCGCTCGAATTCGTCACAGACAGAAGGAATGTCATCGTCGGAAACACCAAAAGAAGAAAAGTCGGAGAATTCATCGCAACCAACCTTGTAATACTGAACGCATGCAAACTCAGCGATCTTTTGAGCGGTTGGTGAAAGGCCAAAATCTTTACCCATACAAACGCCTCCTTCAGAGAAAGTACAAAAAGCATACCACAATCTGAATGCGTTTTCAAGAGGAAAAGGAGTGATTCACCATGCAGAAGATAAGAAAGCAACTGCTGATTCTTCAAGATATCCTTCAGGATCCGGATAGGGAGCGGATCTTTAGGGAGAGCAAGGAAAGATACGACTACAATTACGGAACGCCGGATGAACTGAAGGTATTTGTAGCACAAGGGATGATCCGGGATATGATCAAAGACATCGACTCTTCATACCAGAAAGGAGGGCGCGCATGGAACTGACAAAAGAAATCATCAAGGCGGAACTCCAGAGGGGCAACAAAAACCTTGCCTTCATCACACGCCAGGGATTCGCTGAAGCATACGGCCCGATATCCGATGCGGTAGCACGCCGTAAATTGAAAGAGTGGGGATGTACGAAGGTTGACGGGCGTTACTACTTCATACCGGAGATCGTAGATGCCATTTTTCAAAGAAGAGATACAGATTAGGAGGCGCGTATGAAAGGATCTATTCTACACGATGGAGAGTCTTGTTATCTTTGCGGCCGGAACGGCAGCGGGGATCCGCTCGATTGGCACCATGTATTCGGCGGGGCAAACAAGAAACTGTCGGAGAAGTAAGGCCTGAAGGTTAGACTGTGCCATAGCCGGTGTCACATATTTGGAAAGAACGCGGTACATGTCAATTCGAAAATCAGGGAGGACCTGCAGGCGAAGGCACAAGAGGCGTTTGAGGAAACCTACGGCGACCGGGATGAATTCCGGGTGCTGTTTGGAAAGAACTATATTTACGATTAAGGGAGGAATTCATAATGCAAGAGGTAGGGCTAACTTCAATGGAACACTACAAAAGAGAATTGGTAGCGGCTGACGGCGCTCACGTCGTAGTCAATCTGGGGATTGAGGATGTCTCCGACGAGGCGCGCCGGGCGGTTATCTCAGAACTGAACATTTTCACTATGCAACTTCAGGGTACATTATCAGAGTACGGCGGAGGAACGCTATGAACAAAGAAGAGATAAAGGAAATGCTCGTAGATATCGCGTGCGCCGTTTCCTTATTCGCCGTAGCGGTATTCTTATTGACTATCGGAGGGTAAGAATGGTCGATCATTCGAAAGATCTGACATATTATCCGGGAACCAACACACCGGTCACGGCGGGGCTTTTGATGCTTGAGTGTGAGAACGGCCACAAAGATTGGTATCTCACGCCACATAGAGAGTGCGCCAGGTGTGGAGGGAAGATCATAAAAGGAAATCCTTCCTAATAAAAAGGGAGAGGCGGGACAAAGCCCGCCTGGTAGGGATAATTCATTATCTTTATTATATCACTCCCTTATAAAGAAGTAAAGGATTTTCAAGAAAAATAGGGGGATCTTCGGATCCCTTTGAGACTTGCTAAAGTTATTCATATAACGACGAAAGGCTAATAACCTATGCCATATATACAAGCAATAACAAAGGCCGGCAGGACCATCATCCTGGAACAGTATCAGGCACCCAGATGGAATGTGAAGTCAGAACAAAGACTTCCGGCCACAAAGGGAACGGCCGAGTCACAAGAGAAGGCAAATGCGAGAAGAGAAGAACGTGAACTCACGATCAAACTGAACGCAAACTTTCATCCGGGCGATCATCACCTTGTCCTTGACTATACTCTCTCCGACCGGCCGGAGACAATCGAGCAAGCGAAGAAGGATCGCGAGAAGTTTATGAGACGTCTTCGCTACCTCTACCAAAAAGATGGTAAGGTCTTGAAATACATCATCGTGACAGAGTGGGGCAAAAAAGGCGGTCTACATCATCACTTGATCATCAATCGCGGTGTCGATCAGGAGAAGATCCGGAAGATCTGGAACAAAGGTCGCGTACACTTTAACCCACTCGATGATACCGGCGAATATTCTTTACTCGCTTCATATCTCCTGAAGAGAAGGAGGTTTTGGAAAGAAAAGGGCGGCACCGGCCGGCAATGGACCGGATCAAGAAACCTAAAACGCCCGAAGACAGTCAAGCATATCGTTAGGATGGATGTCTATTATGACAGGCCGAAGCCACGCAAAGGCTATATCCTTGTCGAGTCCTCTGAAAGAGAAGGGTTCACAAAAGACGGATTCCCATATCGGTCATGCGTCTTCGTGAAAGTCTCCAGGGGACAGGATCCATAAGGCACCACTTTATACATCACAAATATATATCCGTCAGCCTTCCGGCGCGCCCACAAAGCCGCACGTTTTGAAATCCATGTTTTTGTTACACTCCTTTCTGCCATAAAAAATATGATCACGGGGCGCGCCGGAAGGCTGACGGAGAAAGGGGGAGCATGGCAAAACGTATCGGACTTTTCAAGGGAAAGAAGATCAAGTTCCTGCGAGCCGGTAAACTCTACGTCGGATCCATCGTAAAGATGTATCAGGACAAAGCGATCTGTTTGGTTGACGGAGATCTGATCGAAGTTGATTATCAGGAAATGCTGCGGGCGACGCCGGACAAATAATTCTTTTCAACGTATCTTTACATTTTTGACACTCAACGCACGACGCACACGCGCGCGCGTTAATGGAAGAAAGGGGTAATTCACCATGAAAACAAGCGTACTTTTTAATGCGCCAATCGAATGTCTGGAACATCATCCGGACAATCCGAGAAAAGATTTGGGAAATCTTGAAGAACTGACACTATCGATCGAGGAACAGGGAGTCCTTCAGAATCTCTCTATCGTGCCGAAAACCTGGGAAAACTTCTGGGATGACACGATCACGGAGATGACGCCGGAAGAAATCGTAAGGCGAATCAATGATTACGAAGATTCATTCTATGTCTTGATTGGCAACAGAAGATTTGAAGCCTCAAAGGCAGCGGGCCTATCTGAAGTGCCGGCAAGAATTATCACAGGTTTAACCGACTCTGAGCAGTTAGGCATTATGTTGACAGAGAACATGCAACGCAATGATCTGACGCTGCCGGAGGAAGTATACGGTTTCCAACGCATGATTGATCTCGGAGAGAGTGCGGAGAAAATCTCTGATCAAACCGGACTATCTCGAGCAACTGTCTATCACAGACTGAACATCGCAAAACTCGACAAAGACGCCGTTGCAGACGCGATCGAGAACAAGCAGATATCCCTGACAGACTTCATCGAACTGGAAAAAATCTCAGATATCGAGACAAGAAACAATATCCTGAAGAACAATCCGTCGGATATCAAGTGGGCAGTTAGGCGTCAGATCGAGAAGGAAGAACACGAAGCCTGGAAGAAACTTCTCTTTAGCGCGATCCAGAAAGAATACATCCTCGAAGCGATGCCGGCCGGCGCTCAAACATGGCGTGATGGTTGGAAGTATGTAACAGTATTCAATTACGGAGATGAAATCGACGTTTCGAATTTGCCGGAGGAAAACCTCTTCTGGAGAGAAGGCTATAGCGGAATCAGTATCTACTATCAAGGCGAGGAAGAAGAGGACTCGGAAGCAGAAAAGGCAAGGAAGAAACGAAACGAAGAGATAAAGACCTTGTCGGCTCTGCAGGAAGAACTTAAAGAATCTGTCGGCGAATTCATCGCGCACATGATTGAGTCCGGCAGCGGCTCGGCCTCACGAAAAGAAGAAGCCCTGCATGCGTGGTGGATGTACTGCGTAGATCATGATGTGGAACTGCAGTTTGACATGGACACCTTCACGAATATGGCAGATGACATCTATGCCGATAGCCTGATAGATAAGTGCGACAGCGCAGACGATTACGAGAGCAGGCTGAAAGACATCGTCTACGAATGGCGCTATGACTTCCAGGCAGCCGTGTTGGTATACGAATTCGTCAAAGACTATTGCCACATCGTTAGAACGTGGGGTGGTGGTGAGTGGAACGAAGAAGATGCTGCGGACTGGTCCGGCTTTATAGGGGTATTAGAGGACTTCTATTCATTCGAACTTGACAAGAAGTTTGAGTCCTTGCTCGCCGGCACGCATAAATTTTTCAAAACGGAGGATGACAATGACTAAAGACAAGAAACTGGTAATGGTTCTCGCGGGCATGCTCGCGGGGATCTTTATCGGAGTAATAATTATCGGCAGCGGGTTAGTGGATGCGAAGCAGATCCGGGAGTATCAGGGAGAATTGTTGTGTACCACATATCACGTCTCCGATAACACGCCGGCCGGAACGAGAGACACTTCTTCCGGCCGCAGAGCGACGGAGTATAGAACGATAGCGGTGGCTTCGAGAAATCCCAGATACAAGCAAGGAACACATCTATACGTCGAAGGATTCGGAGAAGGTGTTGTTGAGGATGTAGGTGGATTTGGAAGATACGGCGTAGATCTCGACCTGTTTACGCCGGAAAATGACGGCTACAAGAAGCCGTGCAAGGTATGGTTGATCCGGACAGAGACCAAAAAGGAACGACGTAAACGCCGGGCAAGGTTAAGAAAAGAGCGGCAGCGGGAGACCTTCCGACTTGTCTATGACTCTTCTCTTGAGCCGTGGCAGATTATAACGGATCCAGGATATATCAAGGGCGGTACAGTTCAGATCGGGATCACGTTATGCGACGTAGTAGGCACGGAGAAGGGGCTGAAGAACACGATCAAGATCGGCTATAAGCCGGCATACTTTAGCATTTTAACGAAGATCGGCGCGGTATATGAAGACGCGGTAGGTTAAGGAGTGATCAGATGGACTGTTACGGACAGATAAGCATACTGAATCAGCAGATCGAAGAACTGATCGCGAGGCAATGGCCGGCGTGGGTACCTATCGACTACATAAGAGAGATCGAAGGTAACAAGATAACGACGAAGTGGGTGTGTCGGCTGCCGAAAAACGGGGAAGATGTATTGGTGTCGCTGACATACGGCGATGTGATGGCAGTAACATATAACGACAAGATAGGATTCGGAGGATTCCGGCCGGAAGAATTGACGGCCTGGGTGCATTTTCCTATGCCGTATAAGGAGGACTAATCAAGTGAAGAGAAGAAAAATCGAGAGATCGCAAGATTGGACAGATATACCCGGATTTGAAGGGAGATATCAAGCAAGCAGAGGCGGGAAGGTAAGATCGATTGTAAAACCGGAACCGCATATCATGTCAGAATATCTAAAGCCGACGGCCGGCGGATCCAAAAGGCTTTACGTCAAACTCCGCAAAGACGGAAAGGCAAAAGAGTTTTGCGTAATGAGAATTATTGCGTTGACCTATAACGGACCATGTCCGCCGGGACACATACCGATGCATATCAATGGGTGCCAGGGAGATAACCGCCCGGAGAATATCGTCTATGTGGAGGCGGTAGAGGCCGGCAGGCTAACAGGCGGCATGGCAACAGCAAAGAGAGTTGTCAAGATATCTCCAGAAGGGGAAATCGTAGACGTTTATATTTCAGCGAGAGAGGCCGGAAAGAAAAACTATATGTCCTATCAGACTATCCTTGACCGGTGCAACGGCAGAGTAAAATCACGTTTGGCGCCGGATGGATTTGAATATCAATGGGACAACGACAAATTTTATCAGGAGGATTGAAATGATCGACGAAAAGGTAGTGCTTAGAAAAATCAAGAACGAAACAGAGAGAATGAAAAGCGAGATCGAAGATACATCAGGACTTCTCGCAGACGCAGGCAAGGCCCTTTACGCTATGGGCTTGCTTCGGGCAGCGGAAATTATCAAAGAGTGCGCTGGAGGACAAAAGGATGAGTGAAGGATATATTCCGGCAGCGGGTCTAAAGAAACTCTTCGACCAGATCGAAGAAGATATTCCTCAGGTACCCTGGGAGAAGGAATTAAAGAACTACATCAAGGCTGTTCGGAAAATGGCAAAGAATCTGATCCGCTATGACGTGGAGGTAAAGGATGACAAGTAAAATCATATTCGTGCCGATAAAATTCGGGAAGCCGAAGAAGGAAGATATCTACGAAGTGAGCCGGCGTATCGTAAATCGAAACGGAGAATTCGTGGTAAAGGATATCGTGTGGCTAAGAGACGGGAAATGGGTGTCAATGTCAGGCGAACCAATACCAGATGATCAAGTTAAAGCATGGGAAAGGAAGGTTGAGGATGTTCGGAAAGAAACAAAAAAGCGCAGCAATCACAATGCCACTATCTGACTATCGGAAGATCAGATCGGATATGTCGGACCTGTCACGCACGATCGAGATCCAGGAAGGCGTGATCAACGAGTGGGCGACGAGATATCACAAGTTAGAGAGCGAATACAGAGAAGTAAGGGAAAAGTGGGAGGCTGCCCGCGAGTCATTATTCAGGAGGTCATAATGAGTTTTTGGGGTATAGGGGTAGTCAATACGGATTGCCCCTTCTACTTGAGGGAATCAGAAAAAACGATTACATGCGAGGGCGTCGAAGAAGAGACGATGGCGAAAAAGGAATTCAAAAGCCGCGCTCAAAAAGAGGCCTTCCAAAAGACTTACTGCTTCGCCGGCTGCAAACGATGCATGAACGCCGAGGCTATCTTAAAGCGACTCGATACAACCTGAAAAAGTTTCCCCTAATTAGGGGGGATTTTTTTATTTTTACTTGATAAAATGTTATTGAATGGTGAGTTTTAGCCGTTTTGACACGCGGGAAAGACCGGAGAGACATTGCCGGAAAGACGGCATGACACGTCGGAAAGACGATAGATTGACACCGGAGAAAGATCCGAGAAAGGAGGGCCTATGACGGCACTCAAATTCAATCTCCAGTTATTCGCCGAGGGTGGCGAAGGGGCCGGAGACGCAGGCACGGAAGCGCAAGGCGAGGCGCAGCAGGCAGCAGAGGCAGCCGCTAAACACGCTGAGGATTGGAATAACCTGATAAAAGGAGATTTCCGAGAAGACTACGAAAAGGCAATTAAATCTCATGTAGATCGAAGGTTCAAGCACCAGGCAGAACTGGAAGAACAAGTAGGAAAGTCTCAGAAGTTGGTTGCATTTTTATCTGAGAGATACGGCACCGACGACGCTCAGGGGATCCTTGACGCAATCATGGATGACGACGCATTGTTCGAGAAAGAGGCAGCGGAACGCGGCCTAAACGTCGATCAGTACAAGGAGTTCAAAAGGTTAGAGTTTGACAAAGCACAATCAGATGCGGAGTTAGAAGAGATCGAGCGGCAGCGGGCGGCTGAAGCGACGCTCTCCGAATGGATCCGGCAATCCGACGCGCTGAAAGAACTTTATCCGGATTTCGACTTAGAGACAGAACTTGCAAACGATAAGTTTTCATCGCTATTGCAAAACAACATCGATATGCAGACGGCCTATCAGGTGTGTCACATGAACGATGTTATCACAGGGGCGATGGCTACGACCGCAAAGACTGTCGCAGAACGAGTAACCGACTCTATCAGAGCGAAAGGCCTACGGCCAATCGAAAACGGTCTCGTTTCATCCTCTCAGCCCGTGTCTGTAAAGACAGATATCAACAATATGTCACTTAACGACATGAAAGACTTAGCAAGAAGAGCAGCGCGAGGGGAAACAATCACTCTCCGCTGACGGAAAGTGAGGAAAAGAATGAATCATAACAAGAATTTGCTGAACCTTCAGCAGTTCGCTAACCCGAACACCAATGTAACTACTGACACCGGTCTTACGAACGAGATGAAGACATTCTACGACAAACTGTTGATCAAGACAGCGGAAGAGGACCTCATCTTCGATCAGTTCGCAGACAAGAGACCGATCCCGGCACACGGCGGCCGCACGATCGAGTTCCGCAAGTACAGCCCGTTTGCAAAGGCTTTGACGCCGCTCACCGAGGGTGTAACTCCTGACGGACACAAGATCAACATGTCCGTAATCACCGCAACCGCTTCGCAGTTTGGCGATTATGTGACGCTGTCTGACCGCTTGATCCTGGAGGCAATCGACAACAATATCGTAGAGGCGACTGAGTTGTCCGGATCCCAGGCAGGCCGTACGCTTGACACAGTAACTCGCGACGTCGTATCGGCAGGTACGAACGTTCTCTATGCGCCGGCCGGCTCAACTGCCGTTACAAGCCGCGCGAACCTGACAACTGCTTCGGTTATCACTTCGGACCTTATCCTGAAGGCTGCAACAATCCTTCGTACGAACATCGCTACGAAGATCGACGGAAACTACGTTGCAATCGTTCATCCGCATGTGGCAGAGGTTCTGAAGAAAGACGCGAAGTTTATCTCCTGGAACCAGTACACCACACCGGAGAAATACTGGAAGGGTGAGATCGGATCCATCCACGGCGTGCGTATCATCGAGAACGCTGAGGCAAAGATCATCAACGATAACACCTGCCCGGTTAAGACTGCGGCAAGCGGCAATGATCCGGCTACCTACTACAGCGTATATGCTACAGTAATCTTCGGTGCGAAGGCTTATGCTACTACCGAGATCGAGGGCGGAGGCCTTCAGCATATCGTTAAGCAGTTGGGACAGGGAGATGATCCGCTGAATCAGCGCGCAACAGTCGGTTGGAAGTGTACGAAGGCGGCTGAACGTCTTGTCGATGCTCATATCGTTCGTATCGAGAGCCTGACAGAGTTCTCAGCAACTCAGGGCGCCAACTAATCAACCAAAACCCCGCGGGGAAACTCGCGGGGATAACCTTTAAGGAGGTATCACATGGCAGCAGTAAAGACGAAACCGGAAACGGAAGGAACAAACGACGAGGAAATGGTCGAAGTATTCTATCCGGAGGTGCCGGGTACACACTATTCGGGCGACATCTTCGCAAGCGTAAACGGGGAGAATATCCTTGTTAAGCGTGGCGAAAAGGTGAAGATCCCGAAGAGATTCAAGGAAGTCATTGACTATGCAGACAGCGAGGACCAGAAGATCGCAAAGCGTCTTGCAGAACTTGAAGCCAAAAAATAATTTATACGGGGCGGCAGGCCCGCCCCGGTTTTAAGGTGATTGCTTATGACTATAGAACAAGCCATAGATCGAGCCGATAGACTTCGGCCAAACCAATACTCGACAACAGAAAAAGTGAGATGGCTTTCGGAATTAGACAGACAGGTCTATTCCGAAGTATTACTTATGGCAGCGGAAAACTGGAAGCCGGTCGAGTATACAGAAGAGATTCTTGATCAAGACAATAACGTCGTAGATATCAAAACGACGATTGACTATAACAACGAAGAGCCGGTATTTGTATTCGAGGGGTACGACGAAGAAACGCCGCTATCGGAAGAACTTCTTGTAGATGATCTGTACGCTAATCTGTACGTCGATTATCTGATCTCGAAGTTTGATTATTATAACCGAGAGGCAGCGACCTATAACAACTCGGCCCTTGTATTCAATAACCAGTACACCAATTATGCGGTATGGTACAGACGCAACCACACGCCGCGTAGAAGAAAGGTAAGAGGTATATGAATCTTCAGCCATACATCGACCAGGAAAGAGCGTCGAGATATTCGATAACCGCATTTTCCGGATATAACTTCAACGAAAGATGCAGCGAAGCAGAAGGATATGACGAAGAAAACATATCCTCTGACAACTATCCCATTTTTACACCACGCGAACCGCGTGTCGTGGTCGAAGATTCCGTCGAAGATCTGAAAGGACTCCATGTAAACGAGGGCTTGATTGAGATCAAGCCAGACGCAAACGAAGTAGACTCTCTCTTCTTTGAGGGAGAAAAGATAAGTACGCTCTCAGGTACCGGCAAACGCCAGATGGTATCAATGGGGGCGTATGTCGTTATATATCCGGATAAGGTGAGATTCAACACAAAGACGAAGACACTTGAGTCCCTGGGGGCAACCTTCCAGGCGGCCGGAACAGTATCATTTAGTCTTTGTACGTTTGACGGAACAGCAATATCTCCGACAGCCTCTTCTACCGCGCCGGCGTCTCCGACAAACGGCCAGTATTGGATTGACACGTCTGTTACACCGAACGAACTGAAGCAATGGTCGCAAACACAGGGGATGTGGAACGCTGTCGCTTCGTCGTATGTAAAAATATCCGCGTCGGGTATCGGGGCGAATTTCAATAAACTCGACGTCGTAAAGATATCAGGCGTAACCGGTACCTATGCAGATACATTCAATACCGATATGGCATTATGGGATGTATCGACAGACGCAGTAGTAGTAACTGCCTTGATAAACAACGTGTTCGACAACACAGGGATCCGGATCGAGCGTACGCCGCCGGACCTTGACTTCGTATGCGAACACAATAATAGACTCTGGGGATGTAATTCTGCAAAACATGAGATATACGCCTGCAAGTTGGGGGATCCGACAAACTGGACATCGTATCTCGGAACGGCAGCGGATGCCTTCGCGGTAACAGTAGGATCCGATGGAGACTTCACAGGCTGCGCAGAACACGGCGGCTCGGTGGTATTTTTCAAGGAACGCTATATTCACAAGATGTATGGAACTGCGCCTTCAAACTTTCAGTTAGACACGAAGCCGGAACGCGGGGTGAAGGAAGGCTGTCACGACTCGATAGTCCTGATATCTGGAATCCTCTATTATCTCTCAGTAGATGGAATTGTGAGGTACGAAGGATCTTATCCGACGTTGATATCAGGAAACCTTGGCCGTGTATCATACCAGGATGCAAGGGCCGGCGAAGCAAACGGCAAATACTATGTGTCTATGTCAGATGGCACGACGAGAAAGTTAATCACATACGACACACAAAACGGCGCATGGCACATCGAGGACAAAGGGAAGGATTTTAACTACTTCGTAAATTACAAGAACAGATTACTGTTCTACGACGCAGATAGAGAAATGATCCTGGCAGAAGGCAAGGAGACAAAGATCGGTGGAATAACCTACACGCAGGACACGGATCCGGTCGTATGGTCAAGGACCTTCGGTATCTCAGGTATCGATACGCCTTCAAACTCTAAATCATATATTGATCCGATGCACAAGTATATTTCACAGTTTGTCCTGAGATTTGCTCTCGAACTCGGCGGAGAGATGTATCTTGACATCGAATATGATTCATGCGGGGAGTTTGAAAATGTGATACACATCAAGAGCGAATATGAAGTATCAAGAAGAGACACGCCGGGATATAAACAGTTAAGGTCCTTGGAAGTGCCGGTTATTCCAAAACGCTGCGATCACATGAGATTGAGAATTCACGGCAGCGGGTATATCAAGGTATTCTCGATATCGAAAAAGATCGAAGGAGGCGGCCTATGATCAATCTCAAATACACATATCAGCCGTCACACAGCATTGATGAAGTAAACACTCAGGTCACAAACCTTGTCGAGTTATTAAAAAGCGAACTATTGCAGGCAGCGACAAACGAAAACATCGAGGCGGTCACGCTGAAGGTAGATCAGACATCAGACGATGGCCTTCGGAGAATAGCACAGGTTCAGGCAGCGGTTGGAGATACGGCGGCAAAGGTAGGCATGCTTGCCACTTATAACCAGGCGACCGGCTCAATCACAGTATCAGCCGCCTTAGTTAATGGAATCGAGCAATCAGACATCACACTCACCGGCGATCAGATCACGCTTAACGGCAATGTAACGATAGCAAACAACTTCAAGTTGTCCGGGGATCACATAGTGGCGAATACAATCACGGCAAATGAGATTGCTTCAAACTATGTTTACGCCGGATCCATCGACGCAAGTCAGATCACGGCCGGCACGATTGACGCGGCGAGAATAGACGCCTCATCGATAAGCGTACAAGCACTCATAAACGCGTATGGAAGTCCTATAAGAATGGGGAATGGCCTGTGGTTTACAAGAAATGATACAGACTATGTGTATTTAAGCGCAGACGGATTAACCGGCGGCGACGCCGATGTAGACAAAGTTTACACAGGCGATATTTTCATGACCGGATCGCTTACGCTATCCTCTGGCGCGTCAATCGGAACACAGGGGAACGATTTATACATAAACGCATTTACGCGGGCAACGGCCGGGATGACAGTTTCAAGCACGTTGACATCAAGCGGAAAAGCGTATCTAAATGACGAGGTATTCGCTGCCGGAATAGCAGCCCAAACGGCCCAGTCAAGCAATCCGAACGTGCGGTGTCAGGACAACACGCACAGATTGGCGATTATCTCCGGATCATCCAAACGATTCAAGCACGACATCAAGCCGATCGAGGAAGAAACTCTCGATCCTCACAAACTGTACGACGTGCCGGTAATTCAGTACATCTATAACAACGACTACCTGGGAAAAGAAGATCCGAGATACGAAAAGCCGATTGCCGGATTCATAGCAGAGGATATCGACAAGATATATCCGATCGCATGTGATCACGATGAAAAGGATGGGAGACCGAACGACTGGAACGTCAGATATATAGTCCCGCCTATGCTTGCGCTCATTCAGGAACAAAACGAAAGAATAAAACGACTGGAGGCCCGGTATGGAGAATAAGAAAACAATATCGAAAGAAGATTATATCATATCACGATTGGCAGCAAAGATAAGCCAACTCGAAACATTTATCGCGGAATTAGAATTCCAAAACGCTCTCCTGGCGGAGAGTATAAACGCTCTCGAAAAGGAGGATGGAGAAGATGGCAAAGAGTAACAAAAAAGAAACCTTCAAGACAGCCAAAAACGCGACTGTGACCGGCGCAGTAACCGGCAAGACAGGCGGTTCGTTCGGAACAATCAACCAGGCGTCACGGCAGCAGACAAACAACAATCAAACAGCGCTGCAGAACACGTCTCCGATAACACACGATACAAAATACGGATCGACGTATGACGCGCTTCAAGCGACGGCTATAGATCCGTACACAGAATCGCAGACAGTACAGGATGCAAAGGCTCACCTTAACGCATACTTAAACGGAGAAGGAAAGCCTGCCTACACTTCGCAGTATAGCGATACGATCAGAGACATGGCAAACAAGATCGCGAACAGAGAAGACTTCTCGTACGACTTCAACACCGATCCTCTGTATCAGAATTATCGTGATCAGTATCAGAGGCAGGCCGTGCTTGGTCAACAGGGCGCGATGGCAAACGCAGCGGCATTGACCGGCGGATATGGATCCTCTTACGCTTCCACGGCAGGCAACCTGGCTTATCAGGAAAATATGTCACAGTTAAACAACGTGATTCCACAGTTATACCAGATGGCCTATGACAAGTACAATACAGACCTCTCAAATCAGAGAGCAGACCTGTCTATGTATCAGGATCTTGAAAATACAGACTACGGCAGATACAGAGATCAGGTATCTGACTGGAACACAGACCGCGGATATTACACAGACTACTACAACACAGAGGCAGACAGGGATTGGAACAAGTACAGAGCAAACGTAGATGACATCCATTGGAAAGATAGTTTCAATCAGACGGAGAACTCAAATGCTCAGAACTATAACTCGCAAGAACATTGGAACAAGAAGAACTATGATCAGGGTGTGAAGGAATGGAAAGAACAGATCAGGCAGTATAACAAGAGCCTCAAAGAAGAACAAAGACAGTTCGACAAAAACTACAAACTGGCAAAAAAAGTTAAAACCTCCGGAGGATCCGGCGGGGGTGGTTACAGAAGGTCCGGATCCAGTAGCAAAGGATCTTCAGGTATACCAACAGCAGTATACAACATCCTGAAGAAGTACAGAAACGGAAACAAGCCACAGGGCGAGATTGCCGCAAACGTACTTAACAGACTCGCGTCACAGTATAACTTATCGGATTCTCAGATGGACTATCTGTACGGGACATGGTTAGGATATAAGTCGACGCCTACTGTCAAAGAGAACACAAAGCACGACACGGGAAAGAAGACAAAGTATCAGACATATCTTGATATCCCAGAAGTAGTAAGGGATTCGTTCGATATCATGAATGACGAGCAGTTCGCCTCCTACAAGATGCAGAACAAGGGCGGCGGAGATTGGAAGAATTACGAAGCGTACTTAAAGGCTATGGCCAAAAAGTACGGATTTTGACATAGGAGGAAATTATGGGATCCTTTTCGACATGGAGAAAAAAGCAGAACGAGGCAGACAGAAAGGCCTATGAAAAAGAAGCAAAGGCGATTGCGAGAACAGCGAACGAGAACAGAAGAAATGGAACAACGCTTTCAGAAGAACGAAGAATTGTCAATGACCTTGCATTGAACCGCCTCAGAAGCGAAGCAAGCAGACTCTCCGGCATTAACGGCCGGAACGGCAAACAGACGGAACGAGAAATCAATCTTTTTAACAAGGCCGCAAAGTCTGAAGAGAAATACAGAAAAGCAGCACAAACAGTAAGAAGTACAGAGGGAAGGACAACGAGTCCTTCCTTTAGTGCGTCAAATACTACATCAAACGAACAGAAAGCAAAGAACCCCTTCGAAGCACAGCGCCAGGGGATGCTGAAGGTCGCTGACGCACGTTTTCAGGCAAAGGCAGCGGAATATCAAAAGGCTGTAGAAGAACAAGAGAATCAGAGGAAGGCAGACCTCTTGAAGTATGGCGATGTAGAGAATATGTCTGCGAAGGAGATCGGAGACAGAATTAAGAAACTCGAATCCGAAAAGCAGCAGCGCGAGGTAGCAAGAACGCAGGATGCTGACGTCAAGGGATATAATACTGTTGGCAGCGGGGCTGGCGCCGGACAGATATCAGCATTACTCAACAAGAAGGGACTCTCTCAGTCACAACTTGACGAGATGGCCAAACTTGATGCAGACGCCGATGACAAACTCAGAGTCTACAAGACAGCGCTTCCGGCCGCAACAATGAGAGAGGCAGAAAAGAATCTCACACCGACAGAGATCGAGCAAATCAAGAAGGCAGCGGATATCATCCGGAGAGATGCCGACGACGGAAACGGACACCTTATTACGACGCCAGGAGAACTGCAGGAAGTACACGACAACGCCAGAAGAAAAGTAGAATACCTGAAGAGAAAAGGCGTAGACACAGACTACCTGATCGAAGCCTACGGCGTGCAGATGGATAACGAAGACGCAAAGAAGGCAGAGGAAGACTTCAAAGACTGGGCCGGACAAAACGCCTTCACGGGCACCCTGGCTTCCCTTGGCACGATTGCGATGTCGCCGATCACAGCAATCACAGACGCAACAGAAGACCTCTATCACGCTGTAAGAAATGCCGATACGGACAAACCGGTCGAATTGAATCAAAAGAGAAGAGGGCTTGGCAATTTGACGCAGGCCATGAGGCAGGGTGTATCGGAGAACATCGAAAATCCGATATGGAATTTCGTTTACAATTCCACCATGTCAACAGGCGATTCTCTTATGTCTATTGCGACTGGCAACCTTTTAGGTGGGGCAGCGGCCGGGACAAAAGTATCTCAGGCTATTATGTCAGTCGGGGCAGCGGATCAGACCTACAACGAGGCAATTGAAAGAGGGATCGATCCGATAAACGCGCTCGCAACCGCTATAACGGCCGGCGTGACAGAGTGGGTTACAGAGAAATACTCCATTGATGGATTCAAGAAGATGGCGCTGAAGCGACCGGAGAACCTGAAATCATTGGTAATGAATATCGGAAAGCAGATGGCGACGGAAGGATCCGAAGAGGCGGCGTCAGATGTCCTGAATACAATCGCAGATAACGCTATCAACGGCAAGAAGTCAGAGTATAACCAGAGTGTAAAGAGATACATGGAACAAGGTCTCACGCAGCAGCAGGCGAAGAAAGCCGCTATGATGGACTGGCTTTCAAACACAGCGTACGACGCGGCGGCGGGTGCATTTTCGGGCGCGCTTATGGGCGCCGGCGGTCAGGCCATGTCATACAACCAGGTACAGAATGACATCGAAAGATACGGCGGAAATATCAAAAAAGGCGGAGACTTAAAGGCGGTCATCGATTATGCAGCGAAGTTTGAAGAACTTGGTAAACTCGTAAAAAGAGCAGATAAGACAGCAAACGATAGCAAAACAATTGGACAGATTGCTGAGGCAGTGGAAAGACAGGTCAACGAGCGTATCGAAAAAGCAGAGTCGGCAGAAGAACTCGGAGAACTTTATGAAGAATTAAGAGACGAGGCGCCGGACACAGTAGGTATTCAGATTGACGCTGCGGTTCGCAAGAAAGCAGAGAGTCTGTACGAAGAAGCAGAAGAAAAAGAAAGGGAATCCTTGGAGAGCCTGAAAGGTATTGCAGAAGAAAGCCTCGTCAATACATCAGAGCGTCTGGGAGGAAAGATAGAGGAGGCAAACAATGAAACTGAAAAATATGAATACTACGACAAAGATACTGGAAGAACCTATGAAGTACAGCATACGTCTTCGCCTGAGAGAGTGGAGATGGCAAAGGAGGTATCTTCGCCGTCTCAGGAAACAGAGGAAACGAGCAATGAAAGGATATCTGAAGAGTCAAAAGCGCCGCTGAGAATACTCAATCACAGATCCGCTACGCTTGATGCTTCCGGCGAAAAGGTAACAATCGAAGGCATCGAAGGAACCGGCACGAAAGACGTGAGACTAAAGATCGATGGCCGGACAGACGAGGTACCTTTATCCGACGTACATTTTGAGAATCGGGCAGTTGAGCAGATCTACAGAGTGGCGTCAACGATGGATGATGCGGCAGCGGCTACTGCCATGATATCAAATTATGACGGCAAGCAGGACACGCAGAATTACGCCCTTGACTTCGACAGGGCATACAACTGGGGATCGGCTATGATGTCGTACGATTCTCTTCGACAGAAGTTTGCCTTTACGACGCCGGAACATATCGTCAAAATGGCGTACTACTTAGGCCAGAACGCCGGCGAGAATAGATTCAACGAGGCACGCGAAGAAACACAGGCAATCAAGGCCGGAGAAAGAACATTCAAGAAGGGTACAGGAAAAGCAATCGACGAAAGAACAGACGAGTATTCAAAGGGAGACGTATACTCTCAGATCGATCAGGCGATGGCGAAAAAGTTAGGCATCACAGTACGTTCGGTTGATGACATCAAGGCAGACGAGAAGGAAGTAGTCGGCACTATTAACGGATATTTTGACGCCGCGAATGCAGAGATGCGGTTTTCGGAATTGGCAGAATCCAAACTCGGCGTGAGAATTCATGAGTCGATGGAATTTTTGGACAAGATGGATCCGGATCTTTACAAGATGACAGTCGGGGCTGTCTTGAAGTACGCCATGGATTCGAACGGCGCGAAGTCTATCTACGATGAGATTATCAACTACCGCGATACATACCGCGACGTAGAGGGAGAAAAGACCTTTGCTGAGGCAACGGAAGAATACATCAACGACGCAATCTCCGGCGCCTTTATGTCAGAAGAAGGCGCAAAGGACTTCGTTAACTGGCTCGGTAAAGAGAACTTCTCTTCGAGCGAGAAGAAGGGAATCCTGAAGACAATTGCGGAGGTCATCAACGGCCTTATCGAGAAAATTAAAGACGCGTTGAACATGGGCGGACTCACAAAGGCACAGCAAAAAATTGCGAACGCAAGCCTTGCACAACAGCAAACGATCCGGCAGATAT